TTGGATGCCACACTCCAGTTGGAAAAACATGTGGCATTGGTGCTGGACATACATCATCACCTTATACGAGATGAAGAATACATACGTCCCACTGATGACAGAGTCAAAAGAGTCATAGACAGTTGGAGAGGCGTGCGACCCACCATGCATTATTCTTATTTTAGAGATGAAGCTTTAATGCCAGCATTTGATGCTGACACACAGCACATGATGCATAAAAATATGTTGCCCATGAAAGACTTAATAACGTTGGGCTGTCAAAAGGTAAAATTGAGATCTCACAGTGATCTGTTGCCCAATGCAGCACACAATGAATGGGCACTGTCATTTTTAGAATGCATGGACATTCAGGTGGAAGCAAAGGCCAAGAACTTGGCAGCTGAACAACTGCACAATCAGGCACAAGCTCTGGGTCTACTGTAATAAATACTGCCATGCAAGACATGAAGCAGTGGATCGAATTGTTCGAAACCAAACAAAAACGTGAAAAAACCCTAGTGTTGGAAACATTGCCTTATGGCATGGGTGATTTGGATCCTGTGCTGAGCCGTGCCAATGTGGAATATCATTATGGAGTATTGAGCCGAGGTTATGTGAATCGATACAACACAGGAGAAGGTGATCCTGATTTCAATTATGGTGGTGCTAAATTGCACAATTTATTTTGGGCTCAATTGCAAGCACCCCGAGGCAGCAATCTTCCTCAAGGCACAATAAAAGAATTCATAAACGAACATCATAAAGATTATGACAGTTTTAAAGAAACGTTACTTTTGACCACTATGAAACTGCAAGGATCTGGATGGGTGTACTTGTCTCGATCAGGAGAGATCAAAACCACTCCCAATCAAACATATCGAACTGATATTTTAATGCCCATAGATATGTGGGAACATTCATTTATGGATTATGTGCCGGCAAAAGATGCCAAGAAACGCTACATTACAAATATTTTTAAAATAATCAATTGGTCTACAATCAACGACCGTTTGAACACAAAATAATCACAATTCATCTATAGGTGTATCACTGCTGACATTCATGTCCAGTATTTTGCGTTGCCGCACACCTTGTTGCTGTGCAAAACGCTTGGGATCACATGCACCGCACACATGCTTGTAATCATTGCTGATGCGTTTGATGGCTATGCTGCCTTTCTCCCTTTCAAACAGTGCATTGCAACTGTCACACTGGAACCTATAGTAGGTTTTGTGACGCACACAGGTGTGTTTTGTGCCCAGTTTACTGATGCGTTCAGTAAGATGTTGTTTCACAACTTTTTCTAAAAACATATACTTGTATTTACATTAGGATTTGTGTTTTTTTAATAAATAATTGAAACAGAACGGAAACACATGGCTGTAATCACTGTCACTGAAAGAGCAATCGAAAAGATCAAAGAGTTGTGTCATCACAACAACAAATATGCTGTGAGACTCAGCATCAAAGGTGGTGGGTGTGCAGGTTATTCCTACGATTGGGGATTTGCTGATCAATCAGAAATTGCACCTGCAGATGAGCTGTTAAACTTTGGCAATGGAGCCAAGTTCACTATAGATGCTGCCAGTGTGATGTATATTCTAGGCACTGAGTTGGATTATGTGACTGAAGTGTTTGGATCACATTTTGACATTCGCAATCCCAATGCCAAGAGCGCATGTGGTTGTGGTGAGAGCATCAGTTTTGAAAAGGAGACAGCATAACACATGGCCAAACAGAATATCAATATCGGAGTGGAAGGTAACGACGGTACCGGCGATAGTATTCGCGATGCGTTTAGGAAAGCGAATGAAAACTTCACGGAACTTTATGCAGTTTTTGGACAAGGTGGACAGATTGCTTTCACATCACTGAGTGACACTCCTGACACACTGGGCATATTCAAACTGCCTATCAGCAACAGCACCGGCACAGAATTAGAAATGAGATCATTGTCTGGTGGTGTGGGTATCTCTGTGAGTTTAGCCACAGCAGGTCAGATTGTGATCAGCAACACCGGCAGTGAGTTGGTGGATGACCTTTCACCCAGTCTAGGAGGTCCGCTCAATGCCAATGGGTTTGCAGTGGGCAACGCAGAAGTCACCAGCCAAGCAGTGAGCAATTTTAATTCCACACATGGAACCAACATCACCATAGATGAATTATTAATCACCAAAGGCTACGCAGATCAAAGATATTTAAAATTAAGTGGTGGCGGCAGTGGAACTGCTGGACAAATACGAGTGAGAGATGAACCACCAAATGCATCAGAATACACCATCACCATTGCCAGCTACAGTGCCGGCAATGCTGTGATCACTGCACATGGTTTTGACACCAGTGCCAATGGTATTGCCTACATCTACAACAGCACAGGCACTCCAGCTGTGGGATTGAGCAATGGTGTTACATATTACTTGCGTTTTGTAAATGTGAATCAGATGAGCATGCATGCTTCGTTTGCTCAAGCCACCAATGACGATGACAGCACCAGAGTAAAAATCACTGTGTCAGGTGGCACAGGCACACAGACTTTGTTGGATGCTGACTATGATGACGCATTGGCAGGATATTTCTTAAGCACAGAAGCCATGCCAAGAAAATCCATTGTGAGACGTCAAGGAGACACCATGACTGGTGCTCTTTATCTGCATGACCATCCAGGAGATTTGGCAGGTGAAGGCACTCCCAACGGTGTGGATGATCTTCAAGCAGCCACAAAATTTTATGTGGACAACACCAGCTTCAGTTCTCAGGTTAATTTATATGTGGCCACCTCAGGTGATGACAGTATGCAAGGAGTTCCACCAGGCAAAGAAGGCAGAGCTCTCAATTATGCTTATAAATCAATCAATGCTGCAGCTCGCAAAGCAGAAGAATTAATATTGACCACTCCTGTGGCACTAGGACCTTACACACAAACCATTACCTACAATACAGGAGCCAGCAATTCATTGGTGGTGTCTGAAGGAGTCACCAGCAGCAGTGGATACAACAATGTAAAATTGTTGATAGATGCCAATAGAACTTTCATAATCAAACAGATGATTGGTTTCATCAATACCACTTATCCTGATTTCATCTATGATGAAGCAATCTGTGAACGTGATTTGGGTTTAATTTTGGATGGTATTGTGATAGATGTGTTGGCCAGTGTGAACTCCAACGTGAGATCACTGCAGGCAGGATTGAGATACTACAGCAATGTGAGTGCTGCCACTGCTATCAACCAACAGTTGACACAGACATTGGCTGGCATCAACTATGCCAAAAGCATCACCAACACTATTTTGCAAAATTTAACAGTGACTCCCACTTATGATGCAGGTTTTACGCAGACCATTGACGCACCCAGCACAGTGGATTCAACTGGCAGAGCTTCAGTGGCTGCCAAGTTCGATATCATTACCAACATCATCAGCAATGGTCCCACATCAGCTGCTCCTGAAGTGGAAGGCAGTACCTACACCATCACCATCAGCAATGGCAGTTTTGGATTTGTGGATCAGAACAATCCCAACAATCAAGATTTAATTCCAGGCAAATTGATCAGAGGCAAGCAGAGCAATGCACTGGGCCGTGTGGTGAGCATCCTAGCAGGTGGTGCTGTGGACACTGTGCGAATGATACTGGTAGAGCCAAGAGAATTTGATGTGGGTGAGGAATTAGAATTTGCTGCTCCAATAAAAAATCAGAACATAACCATTAGAGTGGAAAGTGGCACATACTTGGAAGATTATCCCATAAAAGTGGTCAACAATGTTTCTATCAAAGGAGATGAATTCCGTCGAGTGATTATTAGACCCAAAAATAGAATTTCACAATCACCTTGGGCTGACATTTATTTCTACAGAGATTTAACCATAGATGGATTAACCACTGCAACCACAAACTTTGGTCGTCAATACTTGAATGATCCCACAGCTTTGAAGAATGTTGGATCTAGTTATACCAACGTAGGTGGATACACAGCAGCAGCTGAACAAATTTTAGATGCCAAGCCCACCATTCAAACAGCAGTGGTGACCTACACCAATTCATTGCTGAGTCCCAGCTCGTTGAGTCCCACAGCGGAAGCTGCCAGCAGACGCGACACTGGATTGATTGTGGATGCAATTTACAATGATTTAATTCGAGGTGGCCGAGAAAATATTTTAGAAGTACAAGGTGGATTTTTTGGAGTGGCATTGAGCGCTCAACGCAAACAAGGAATTACCTATGTGGGTACATATATCAATGCTTCAGTGATCGCAGCTTTTTCAGCCACAATTAAAAGCATTGTGACAAACATGCTCACATCAGTGAGTTTTGCTTTCAATGTATCTTATAATCCTCCCAAAAACAACAGACAGATGGATGTGTTTTTAATGGGAGAAGCTACCATAATTAGAAATGTGACCTGTCAAGGCCACGGTGGATTCATGTGTGTGTTGGATCCTGAATCACAAGTTTTGAACAAATCACCCTACATACAAACAGCCAGCAGTTTTTCACAAAGCATCAATGCCAAAGCATTCCGAGGAGGTATGTTTGTGGATGGATCTTGTGGCAATGTGCCTGTCAATGTGCAGAATGTGGTGAGTGCATTTGAATTGGAAGTGGACAGCGATCCAGGAGAAGGATTGTTCATAAGAAAACCACTCACTCCCACAAGTTTCTACATCGGTGGACAAAGATATCAAGTGGATGCTGTGAGCAATTATGATGGACCAGCCGGCACTGCCACTCTATTACTGAACGCCAGCAGCAATGGTGGATTAGGATTCACCATCACCAGTCCCATACCGTATCCATTGGTGTTGCAGACTGCAGGCAATAAATCTTTGTTGAGCAATGATTTCACTCAGGTGAATGATTTGGGTTATGGACTGTTGGCCACCAACGGTGCTTTGAGTGAACAAGTTTCCATGTTCACCTACTACTGTCATGTGGCTTATTATGCATTGAACGGAGCACAGATCAGATCATTGAACGGCAGCAATGCCAATGGTGTTTATGCATTGGTTGCAGAAGGATCAGATCCCAACGAACAACCAGATGATGTGACACTTTTCCACAACATGACGCAGGTGTGTAAAGTTTACGACGATGGTGCAGTTTATGATCATCCTCTGTTGGCTCTCAGTGTGTATGTGTATGATCTGGAATATGTGCCTAACAACCGAGGAGAAATTGAAATAGATCATGACACCCTTGATTCATCTTTACTTTTGGGTGTGGAAAGATATGAAATAGCCAGTGTGGAGTTGACTGATCCATTGGTCACTGTGGTTGGCCCTAGTGTGACTCGAGATGGCAGGGTGTACAAAATTAACCTCAGCACTGCCGGCACTCTTTCTGCTTCCACCACTGGAATCAAAGCAGTATTGAGCAACAATCAAACTGTGACCATCAGATCCAATTCAAACCATCGATTCAGCGGCGTGGGCAACGTGGCTCCCACAAGACCCAGCACTGCTTTGGTGTTCCCCAACGATTCAACCACGGTGTACAGAACTGTGTCCTTCGGCATCAATGACGCTGTGGGCACTGCGTTGCCTGCCAACAACGTGATAGCAGGATTCGACACTGGATTCGACAATGTGAGATTGCAGGTGGCACCTGCGGCAGCATTAACAAGCACCCATGCAGGGGCTGGAACAACCATGGGAGCCACAGTGGGAGATGTGGTGATCGCCATTGAACAATTGACTGAAGCTGCAGACATCACTAGAATCAACAACAACAACATGGCCTTTGGATGGGCAGGAGTGGTGCATGGAGTGAGCAATTATGTGGATCGCACCACCTATGCCACTGTGCAGATCACCACATTGAACCATATTCACTCAGCTGGCTATGCAGGTGTTGGACTGTATGCACCAGTGGTGCGAGGAGCCGGCACAGAAAATATTTCACTGCGTTGCGGACTGTTGTCTGGAGAAGACGCCAATATCACTATTAAAATATCCACATGCAGAGCCACTGGACATGATTTCTTGGACATAGGTTCAGGTGGATTCAACAGCAGCAATTACCCCAACTCTATTTTTGGTGAATCAGCCAACACACCTGTGCAGGACAATGAAGTGGAAGAACGCGGCAAGGGCAGAGTATTCTTTGTGAGCACAGACCAAGACGGAGTATTCCGTGTGGGAAGATTCTTCACAGTGGATCAAGGCACAGGATCTGTGACTTTTGCTGCTTCCATTGCATTGAGCAATCTGGACGGATTAGGATTCAAACGAGGTGTGGTGGCAGCAGAATTTTCAACAGATTCTGCCATGACTGACAATGCTTCAGACACAGTGCCCACAGAATCAGCTGTGAGAGGCTATGTGGATCGCAGATTACACTACACCGACGCAGGCACATTGGTGGCCAACCCTATAGGAGCAGGAGTCATTGCCAGAGACGGCAGCACTTCATTCACTGCCAACATCAGTGCAGGCGGATTCAAACTGATCACATTGGGCGCTCCCACTTCATCACAAGATGCTGCCAACAAAGCCTATGTGGATCAAACATTGTATGCCAGTGATCAGGTAGAAAATTTAAGAAATGTGGACATTGCAGGGTTTGCTGCCAATCAGATATTGGTGTTCAATGGCAGACTTAGAATATTCACCAATCCAGAAACAGGCGGAATATTTGTGGTGGGTAACACTATCACAGGCAGCAGCACAGGCACAGTGGCCACCATAGTAGATTATGAATCAGTGGTATTGCCGGGCGCATTGAATGCAAGACGCATAACTTTTGCATCAGTGTCAGGTCCTGGCTTCAGCACATTGGATTCTATCAGCACAGGTGGTGGAGTATCAGCACAAATAATTGATGGTCCAATGAATGAATTGGCCAATGGAGTGATGAGTGGCAGCACAGATATTTCAATCACAGCCACAAGAAGCACTGCACAAACAGATTTAAATTTACAAATAGTAGCTGGCAGCATCATCAATGCAGATGTGAACGCAGCCGCAGCCATTCAGCAGAGCAAGTTGGCCATGACAGCTGCCACCACCAGAGTGAACGCCACAGGCATCAGTCAGGCAGATCTTGGATTGGCCAGCTTTGATTCCAGCACTTTCACAGTGACCAACGGCTGGGTGCAGATTGATTCAGGTGATTTGGCCATCAGCAAGATTGAGAACATGGCCACTGACACAGTGATAGGTCGCAGTGCAGCTGGCACAGGAGCTCCCAGCGCCATAGCATTCAGCACAGTGATCAGTGATGGTGGAGGATTAGAAGATGGAGATTTTGCCACAGAATTACTGGCTGCATTGGATCCAGGAGAAGCACTGATCAAAACAGGTGCCACTTCATATGCTCGAACCAATGTGAGCACCTCAGGCGAAGTGAACAGTATTATTAAATCAGATGCCACAGGCATTGTGGATGTGGCAGCATTGAAGTTGGATGGACAACTGTTGATAGACAGCAACACTGGCACCAACACTTCGCTGTTCTACACCAGAGGCAGCATCAATTTCTTACAAGCAGTGGGCAATACCACTGCCAACACCACACTCACATTCACAGGTAGAAAATTTCAATTTGGTGGCAGCACAGTGCCCAATTCACCCACTGCTGATGCACTGCAGAGCGCGGCATTGAATGAAGGCCGAGGCATAGCCACACCTCACTTGTTCACAAAATTCATTGAAACAGATTCAGTAGAGTCAGGCGGCACAGGTATAGCACTGGGAGCAGGTGGCAGCACATTGGCTGGTGCAGGCAAGATCAGCATTGTGTTGGCAGGAGCAGTGCCATTCATATTTGCAGGTGACGCAGACGATTCCACTATCACCACACCAGGAGTTTATCCTGACGCAACTGACACATACACCATTGGTAATGCTTCGGCCAGATACAAAACAATTTTTGCTGAAGTGTTTCACGGCACAGCAACCAACGCATTGTACGCAGATTTGGCAGAGAAATATTTGGCAGACCAGGAATATGATTCGGGCACTGTGTTGCAGTTTGGTGGCGACAAAGAAGTTACCATCACCACAGAAGCCAACACCAACAAGATAGCAGGTGTGGTGACCACAGCGCCAGCATTTTTGATGAATGATCAATTGAATGAAGAGAACACAGTGGCAGTGGCACTGCAGGGTCGTGTGCCATGCAAAGTGATTGGAAAAATTGCCAAAGGTGACATGCTGGTGGCCAGTGCAGTGCCAGGTGTGGCATGTGCAGCTGAAGGTGAAATTAAAATAGGCACCGTGATTGGTAAATCACTGGAGCATTATGATTCAGATCAGGTGGGTGTGATTGAGATTGCGATAGGTAGATAAACATGGCCAAAAAGACAGTGAACATAGGCACATCTGCGAACAAGGGCAATGGTGATCCTTTACGCACAGCGTTTGGAAAAATCAACGATAATTTTGATGAGATATATGGTGCCATAGGTGCTGATGGATCCATATTCAATCCACTCAGTGTGGATCAAAGTCTTGTGCCCACCACCACCAACACAGTGGATTTGGGTTCTGCCAGCAAACAATGGCGCAGTCTTTATGTGAGCAACAACACCATTTACATAGGTGGTGTGGCCATAGGAGTGGATGGCAATGGCAATTTGACCACAGGCGGCACAGTGGTTGGCAGCACACCAGCCTGGGCCAACATCACAGGCAAGCCCACATTTGCCACAGTGGCTACCTCAGGTGACTATGCTGATTTATCTGGAAAGCCAACTATACCAACTGTTGTTAATGCAAGTTTTCAGATCAATGATCAAAGTTTTACACCAGGAAGTGTTTATGCGGCAACACTTTATTCTATAACAGTGACACCTAGTTCAACTTCTGCTCCTGTTTCTGTAACTTTTAATCTTTCTATAGTTGCTAACCCAGGACAAGAAGATGCTGGATATGGATTTAAAATATATGTAAATGGTTCACCAGTTGATTCTTCTGAACTTATAAACTATATTGATGATTCACCAACCAGTTACTCAGCATATCCTGCTACTTATACATTTAATTTTGTACCAGGAACAAATTCTTCAACAACTATAGCATTGTGGGCTAAAAAAACAGGCGGCAATGGTTGGAGATTCGTTCAAGGTGGAATATCGGCTAAACATGTAGTAACTGCTCTGGTATTTTAAAATGATATTAAAAAAATTTAAAAATAAATATTAAAAAGAAAAAAATTATGGCAAATAGAATACCACTCATAGTAGACACCGGAGACGGCAACAAGATCAAAGAGTTGCCCATAGGTGATAATTTAGATCTCACAGGCTCAGGCATCAGTGGTGCCAGCAGCATTCAAGCCAATTCCATGGCCACTACCACTGGCAGCATTGGCACACTCACCAGCAATAATATCACTGTGAACACCACAGCTGATTTGGGCAATGTGTCAGGTCTCACCATAGAAGGTGGCACAGTGGGTCAGGTGTTGACCACAGATGGCACCGGAGTACTCAGCTGGAGCACATTGGGCAACTACGATCAAAGTCTCAACACCACTGACGATGTAGAATTTAATTTTATCAATGCTAGAAGATTGGAAGCACCCATCAATGTCACTGCTGAGATACGCACCAGCAGCACAGGCAGCGGTGTAAAAACTTGGCAATTCAGCAGCGTGGGCAATTTAACTCTGCCAGCGGGTGGTGACATACGCAACAGCGATGGAAATTCCATCATAGGTTACACCAGTATTCAATCAGATGTGATAGCAGACACCAACAACACCAGAGACATAGGATCCAGTGCAGTAAAATGGGCTGAAGGACATTTCACCAATCTATATGGCACACTCACAGGCAATGTGGTGGGCAATGTCACAGGCAATGTCACAGGAAATTTAATAGGCACAGCAGATGTGGCCAGCACAGTGGCACTGACAGCCACCAACACCACCAATGCCACTCATTTTCCCATTTTTGTGGACTCTGCCACTGGCAATGAATCCATCAGAACCGACACAAGTTATACCTACAATCCCAGCACAGGAGTGATCAGCAGCACTGGTGTGTCAGTCACAGATGCCACAGTGTCCGGCACTGCCTACAGTTTCAATATCAGTTCCACAGGCACTGCCAACTTGACCACAGTGAATGTGGGCAACACACTGTCAGTCACTGCAGGTATAGAAGGAGATCTCACAGGTTCTGTGTATTCAGACAATTCCACACAGATGATCAATGGTGTCACTGGCAAAGTGGTAGGACCCATAGAAGTCAACATTGCCAACATCAGCATCACAGGAGGCACGCCCAACCAAGTGATCAAAACCAATGGTTCGGGAGTTTTGAGTTTTGTGGATCAAACAGGTGGTGGAGGTGGAGGCGCAGTGGTTTTGGATGATCTCACAGATGTCACTATCACTTCAGCAGCCAATGGACAGATTTTAAAATACAATGGAGCAGCCTGGGTCAACAGTGTGGTACCCATCAATACCTTTGGCATCATTGCCACCACAGGATCAGCAGTGACCATCACTCCCGCAACCTTGGGTGACACATTCACTTTCACAGCAGGCACAGGTATAACCATCGCACCCACAGCATTGAGCAAGACTTTGACCATCACCAACTCTGCTCCCAATGTGACACAAAATGTATTCACTACCATAGCAGTGGCAGGACAATCATCAGTGGTGGCAGACACCAGCACAGACACATTAACATTGGTGGCTGGCAACAATGTGACCATTACCACCAGTGACAGCACAGACACTGTGACCATCAATGCCACTCATCCCAACACATTCACCAACATTGCTGTGGCAGGACAGAATTCACTGCTGGCAGACAATGTGAATGACACACTGACAATCGCAGCTGGTTCAGGCATCACTGTCACTACCAACGACAGCACAGACACCATCACCATTGCTGCCACAGCAGTGAGTGGATTGGAGAGCAGAAGCACAGCCGCAGGCACCACCAGTTCATTGGCCAACACAGCTTCAGCGGATTTAAACATCACAGGATTCAAAGGATATGCTCTTTTAAAAATTCAAACATCAGTGGCTGCCTGGGTAAGATTGTATACTGATACTGCCAGTCGTTCCTCAGATTCAAGCAGACTGGAAGGAGTTGATCCTTCTCCGGATGCAGGAGTGATAGCAGAAGTGATCACCACAGGTAATCAAACCATACTGATGTCACCAGCTGTGATGGGATTCAACAATGAAAATACTCCCACAACCACCATCCCTGTGAGAGTGACCAATAAGAGTGGCAGCACTGCTGCTATCACAGTGACATTGACCTTGATAAAATTAGAAGCATAATTTATGCCAAAAAAAATAATAGATGTAATTTTAAATAATGATGTAAATAAACAACAATTTATTGATCAATTTAATAATGATAAAGTAGAACTATGGAACATTATGGAATCCATAGATAATTTAATTGTTGTCAATATAGATGAAGATTATATAACAGAGTTTTCTAATAATTCTCAAATAAAAAATATAGATTTTAGATTATTCAAGCCAGTTCCTGCTTCATTGCCTGATTTTTTTACAACTACTAAAACTATTACTGCTGTTGCTCCTAGCACACTTTTAAGTGGTTCAAATTATATGCCCATGCAGTTTTATCTTGATACAGACATAATATATTCTTCGCAAAAATTAGGCAGTAATGATCCAGTTTCATCTTTAAATAATGCAACTTATTTTAATAGATGGACTGGAAAAAATGTGGATATAGTCAGTCTTGAAGTAGGACCTGTTAACAATACTTTGCAAGGAGTACATGCAACTCATCCAGATTTTTCAAATTTAGAATCTCCTGGAACTCCCAGAGTGATTGCTAAAAATTGGACAGATTTAGAAGATACTAGCAATAATCAAATATCTTCCAATAGAGTTTTTAGTTCACATGCAATGGGAGTACTCAGTGCGGCTGCAGGAACCATATGTGGTTTTGCTAAAAAATCTAATCTTTATGTTGCATATCTAACAGCCGAAGATGGAACGGTTGAATGTATCAATGCCATAATTTCTTGGCACAATAGTAAACCTGTAAATCCTATCACAGGTGTTCCTAATCCTACCATCATGATAGGTGAATATCAGTATCTTGTAGATAGAAATTATGGAATTAAAATAGATGATATCAACAGTATAACTACTCCCAGTGGAACAGTTAATAGACCAGGAGCAAGTTGGGGAGTGGATTTAACTCCGTTCACATCAAGAAATATAATACCTTTTAGAATTCAAGATCCTAACACATTAAATTTTGAATGGTGTGCAGTATTTCCTTACCCTTTACAAAACACTCCACTTAAAGTTGCCTTAGAAGCTGCTTGGGACGCTGGCATAGTCAATTTTAATGCAGCTGGAAACAATGGAGGAGTGTATGTGAAAGATTCTGATCCAAGATGGAGCGGCACTTTTTGTTCTTCCAGTGGTACAATTATTAGATATGATATAAGTTATTCTAGTACCACAATTGTTACACGCACAACAACAAATCAAACCACAGCTTATCCTTTTAGAGCATATGGTCCGAATGGTTTAGATAAAAGTATAGATGTGGCTGCTGGACAAAATTCAGAAACATATCAAATACTTGATGCTTATTCCAATAGAGGTCCAGGAATAGATATTGTAGGATTGGGAGAAAGTACCTGGACTGCATATCCACAGAGTACTTACGCTGATGGTAATAGTTGGGGAATGTTTAGTGGCACTAGTTGTGCTACTCCCACTGTGGTAGGTAAAGCAGCCTGTATGATGGAAAGATATTACTTTTATAATAATCAATGGCCTACGAATACGCAAATAAAAACTATATTACTTTCAGAAGCTAAATCCGTGGTAGAGAATGTTGATAGTACTACATGGAACAACAGACCAGCTGCCTCTACTAACTATAGTGTCGCAGCATTTTATAACCTCAAAAGTTATGTAAATTGGATTCAAAATAATTTTTTCTCTCCCAATGGAGGATTTCGATTAGGAGAACTGGCAGGAACCACTACGAAAAGAGCATTTTTTAATGCTCAAAGTTTTCAAAGAAATCAAACACAAGGTAAAAGACCTGTTTCAGGTGCTGCTTACCCCAGAACAAAGATCAGAAGATTTGGTTAAAAACACAGAAAGATAAATACTGATATGCCCATAAGCAACATAAACATAGGAACCATTGCCAATGACGGCACAGGTGATGATTTACGCGAAGCGTTTATCAAAGTCAATAATAACTTTGCTGAACTCAACGCAAGAGATCCTGAATCAACCACAGTCAGCAACAGACTCACAGACACCAACTCTATCAAAGGGGTATTTTATCAAAAATCAGGTGTGGATCTACAATTCAAAAGTTTAGAAGCAGGCAGCAATATATCATTCACCAGCAACAATGACAAAATCACCATCACTTCATCAGGAGTGGTGAGCATATTGGTGTTTGGTGACACAGGCCCTCATTTGACCATCAACAGCGTGGGCATGTTGGAAGTGTTTGGCACCGGTGGTGCTGCCACAAGAACTCTCAGCAATGGAACCACTTTAGAAATAGAATCTTTGTTGGCCAATGAAAGTAATCCCACACTCAGTGCCACTCTTACAGGTGCTGGCAATGACATAGTGGGTATTGACAACATTCAAGCTGCCAATGTGGATGCATTGGTGTATGATATTGATGTGAGTGATAGAAATTCATTCATTGGTTTTGACATGGGTGAGATTCAACTGGATGCTGCCAACAATGAGAATATCACCAACTTATTAGATCTTTATTTCAGCCAAAATCCAGTGGACATGGGCACCATTGCATCTCCCAACGCCACTGTGTTTGACTTCGGCGCTATATAATTCTCTCGATAAATACAACATATGAGCAACTTGTGGACACAGCCAACCGGATATTCATTGGGCACTATTGCTGAAAGAACTGTAACCACCATCAGTTTGCCAGTGAACACAGTGGATTCCATACTTGTGATAGCAGGCACTTTGCCTGGTGGTTTGAGACTGCAGGGCACTGCTATTGTGGGCACCACAGTGGAGGTTGCTAGAACCACACAATCAAGATTTGTGCTGCGAGCTCGATTGGGTAACGATATTCAAGATAGAACCTACAGTATCACAGTGGCAGGACCAGATGATCCTGTTTGGATCACTCCATCAGGTCAATTGCCTGTGGGTGAAAACAATGCATTGTTTGTGTTGGACAGTGCTTACATAGATTATCAATTGGAAGCCACTGATACAGATCTTTCAGCTGGTGATGAATTGGAATATTATATTGCCCGAGGTGATGGAGAATTACCACCAGGCATCACACTCACCAAAACAGGCAGATTGACCGGAGTGATAGATCCTGTGTTGGCTTTGGACATAGCAGCCAGCAGTGGTCATTATGATGTCAATACTTTCAGTGCATTTCCTTATGATTTTGGATTGAGAAGTGCCAGTGGATTTGAAAGTTTTTATTATGACGTGGAATTTTATGATTATGCCATAGGCACCAGATCACCCAAAAAATTAAATCGTTATTATGAATTCACAGTGAGTGTGAGTGATGGTGACAGTGTAGTCAAACGCACTTTTAGAATATTTGTGGTGGGAGATGATTTTTTACGAGCAGACAACACCATATTACAAGTGGGTGGCGGAACATTCACTTCGGATGGCACTTATATCAGAACTCCACAGTGGCTCACTCCAAGAGATTTGGGCTACAGAAGAGCCAACAATTATGTCACACTGTATCTGGAACTGTATGACCCCAACACCCTCACAGGTTATGTGGCCTACACACTGAGACCCACCAATGATGACGCCACAGTGAGCACACTGCCTCCAGGTTGCACACTGGACAGCACTTCAGGTGAAGTGGCAGGTCGAGTGCCTTATCAACCAGCAGTGACCAAAGAATATAAATTCACTGTGAGAGCCACAAGATTTGGAGCCAACAATGAAAGTCTAGCCATCAAAGACAAAACATTTGTGGTGAAAGTACTGGGAGAAGTGGACAGTGTGATCACCTGGAACACTGACAGTGATTTGGGCAGTATCAATGCCAACTTTGTGAGCACTCTATTCATTGCAGCCACCACCACAGTGCCCAATGCTCAATTGAGATATGTGATCACTGCAGGTGCATTGCCCAACGGATTAACATTGGCATTGGACGGAGAAATATTAGGCAAAGTGAGACAGTTTCCTTTGAATGGATTATTGGGACTCACCACATTTGACAACAGAGATTTAACTTTGGACAACAATCAAACCAGCGTGGACAGAACTTTTGTGTTCACAGTGGAAGCCAGAGATCAATTTGGATACAGTGCTACCACAAGAACTTTCACATTGAAAGTGATAGCTGCCAGTGATTTATTGTACAGCAATCTTTATGTGAGACCTTTTTTAAAAATTGATCAAAGAAATTCTTATCTAGCATTGATAGGAGATCCAGAAATTTTTAAACCCAGTTCCATATATAGACCCAATGACGAACTGTTTGGTATCCAAAAACAATTAAAAATGTTGGTGTATGCTGGTATTGAAACCAAGACCATCAATTATTACGTGGCTGCCACAGCAAAAAATCATCGCAGAAAAAGATATCAGTTGGGCTCAGTGAAGACTGCAGAGGCCAAGGAACCTGGCACCAACACAGTGCTGTATGAAGTGGTGTATGTGGAAATTGTGGATCCCCTGGATGATGCGTCACAGCAGATGGCCAGCAAGATCAAGATCAAAAACAACAACATCATAACCATCAGCCAAACTGAAATTGAAGTGTTGGATGATGTGACCAAATTAAATGTGGGTGGCAATACCTATACATTGTATGCCAACAATAATCTGCCCATTGCTGTGGGCACCATAGGCAACAATCTGCAGATCTATGCCCGAACAGGCAGTCTTATTTTAAACACAGTGACTGGCATATTGAGTGTGACTCTACAGAATGGCACCGTGTTGAATGTGGGCACAGTGGTGAATAATCCCACAGACGCATTTAGATTCAGACCCAATCACAGTGTGATCAGAGTGGACAGCAACATATTAAACATTGCCAATCCCAATGACATCGAAAGATATGTGAGCAATACCACCAACATGCGTGCCAATCTTAAATTGATAGGTGAAACAGAATCAGAGTTTTTGCCCTTATGGATGCGTACAGCACAGAAAGGACAAACACAGCCATTGGGATATATCACAGCAGTGCCATTGTGTTATTGCAAACCAGGCACCAGTGCTGCCATTGTGACAGCATTAAAAAACAATGATTTTGATTTTAAACAGATAGATTTTGAAATAGACAGGTACATCATAGACAGCACCACTGAAAGCGGCACAGAACAGTATGTTATGTTCCCCAATTATCAATATAACATTTAAAGCATGAAGCAAACAGATAAATAAGTACAAACAGTAAGGAAAAATATGCCCAGCAACATCAACACAACCAGCATTGATCAGACATACCCTGTGGCAGGGCAGGACAACAACAGCCAAGGATTTAGAGATAATTTTACCACTATCAAAAGTAATTTTGTCACAGCCAAAGCAGAAATAGAAACATTACAAACCAATACTGCCAAACTGAATGCTGCCAATAATTTTGGCAACAACAGCATCACAGGTGCTAAATTTATCAACAACACCACCACAGTGTACAGTGCAGGCACCATAACCACTGCACAAAATATCAGCATAGAGAATGGAAATTTTCAAACATTCATCGTGGGAGCAAATTTAACACTGACTTTCACTGATTGGCCCACAGTAACCAATGGCTTGTCCAGCATCATTGTGGAATTAAAAAGTGATAGCACACTGAGAACTGTGGTATGGAGCACAGAGAACGCAGGATTGATCTACAAAGACTCAGATTTCCCCACACCATTCACAGTGCCTGCCAATCAAAATCCTTTGTATGTGGAATTTTGGACCTACAATCAGGGCGCCACAGTGTTTGGCAAATACTTGGGTTCATTCAGCAACTAATTCACTGTCATGTTTCATCCACTCAGCGAGGATCTTAATCAGTACAGCATCAGTCAATTGGAATCCAAACTATCGGATTTACGTACCAAATATTTTCAAAGCCGCAATCCACAACTGCGTCAGCAGATTGGTGTGTTTGTGGAAGTGTACAATCAAGAGCTCAAACAGAGATTGGCAGCAGAACAATTGAAAATGGCAAAAGATACCGGAAAAGATCTTGACAATCTCATCAATATCGATTAATATACAGCATAATATTCCGTTATGCGAACAGACAGTTTAGGTTTACCCATATTCGATCATCATGACGCTGTGGATTTAATTTACCAAAATAAATTATCAGTGCTCACAGATCTTCAGTTTGAATCTCATCAAGAAATCGATATTTTTAATCAATCAGCACAGCTCACAGGAGTGGGCACACCTTTGAGAGTGTACAAGTCCATGCTGGTGGATGTGAAAGAATTTGACAAGTTGCTGCAGAGTGAATGGTTCATGCCAGACAGTGTGAAAAAATTTGACATTGAATCACACATATTAAACATTGCTCCCAAACATGCTCAGGCGAGAGTACAGGAAGAATTGGCAGCATTCAAACAACACAATTATTTGAATCTATTGAAATTTTTGCATTATTTGGTACAAAACATGCGTGAGAACCAAATTCTTTGGGGAGTGGGTCGAGGCAGTTCAGTGGCATCCTATGTGCTGTATCTGTTGGGTGTACACAGAATTGATTCCATCCAATATGGCTTGGACTGGCGAGAGTTCCTTAGATAAATACACACATAATAGGAGACAACAAATATGGCTATCAAACAGAGTGGTAACAAAGTTTACAAGAGTATGCAGGGCAAACAGATTGATATTGATCTGTTGAGACAACGCAACGAATTAACTCCAGCTGTGGGCAATGCTAGAGTGAATGCTCGCGGTGACGAATTAGGCGCTGGTGGAAAAATTGTTCGCAAACGTGAGGAAGTTTTGGCTGATTATTACAGAGATCATCCTAAGACTGTGCCTACCACAAGAGCAAAAGCAAAAGCAGACAACACCAATGAAGAGTGGGTGGAAGATGCTGAAGGTAATTTCGTTAAGAAAAAATAAACTATGAGCTCATACAAGATTCTTGAGGGAGAATTGATTCCGATCAAGGATCGCGTGATTGTGAGCGACATGAGTTTCGATTCTATAACCACCAAAGGTGGCATCATATTGAATTCAGATGATGGCAAGGTGCATGGTATCAAACCTAGATGGGCCAAAGTGTACGCCAAAGGTCGAGACAACACAGATGAATACACTGTGGGTGATTGGATTTTGGTGGAGCACGGCAGATGGACCAGAGGTGTCAAAATCAAAACCAACCACACAGAACAGGTGCTACAGATGGTGGAAGCCAAAAGTGTGATGATTTGGGCAAAAGAAAAACCAGAAGAATCCTACGTGAACAAAGAAAATCAACTTTAAAATACTTGACTTTCCACACAATCTGTCATATACTGATGGTATGAAATTTCCTGAAACTAGAAATCCTGGATTAAACACCACTGGTGTGTTGGGTATCACATTGATGATATTGCATATCACAGGATATCTTATGGGATGGTGGTGGGTGTTGATATACATACCTTTGATACTATCAGGCATGGGACAAGAATTTTTAAAAAGGAGCTAATGAAAGAACTTTGGACAGAAAAATACAGACCTAAAACACTGGATCAATATGTGTTTAGAGATGAACATCAGAAAAAACAAATTCAAACTTGGGTTAAAGACAAGAGCATTCCTCATTTGTTGTTCAGCGGCAATGCTGGCATAGGTAAAACCACATTGGCCAAAATACTATTGAATGAATTACAAGTGAATGATCTGGATGTGTTGGAAATCAACGCCAGCAGAACAAACTCTGTGGATGATGTCAGAGCTAAAATTGTTAACTTTGTACAAATGATTCCGTTTGGTGATTTTAAAGTGGTATTATTGGATGAGGCAGATTATCTATCACCCAATGCACAGGCAGCACTGCGTGGTGTGATGGAAGAATATCACACAACATCAAGATTTATATTAACTTGCAACTATCCCAACAGAGTTATACCAGCACTGCACAGCAGATGTCAAGGATTCCACATTGAACGTGTGGATCAAACAGAATTCACAGCCAGAGTGGCTGAAATATTAATGAAAGAAGGAGTAACTCCAGATTTAGAAACATTGGACACTTATGTTAAAGCCACATATCCAGATCTTCGAAAGTGTATCAATGTGGTACAAATGAACGCACAGAATGGCGTGTTATTAAAACCACAAAAAAGCGACACAGGAGAATCAGATTACAAACTGGGCATGGTAGAATTATTCAAAGCAGGTAAAATCACTGAAGCAAGAAAGTTGGTATGCAGTCAAGTGAGACCCGATGAAGTGGAAGACATTTACAAATGGATGTATGATAATATCACATTGTTTGGTAATGACACACGCCAAGAAAAAGCTATTATAATCATAAAACAAGGACTAGTGGATCATACACTGGTGGGAGATCCTGAAATAAATCTTGCTGCCACCATGATCAAACTTTCCCATATGGAATAACATGTACAGAGCCAGTCATATATTAATCGGTTATCAAGGTGCAATGAGATACACAGGTCCTAGAACACAGGAAGAAGCCATGTTTGAAACTGCAAGAATAAGAAATGAAATTGCTCAAGGTGTGATCACATTTGAAGATGCTGCTGTGAAATACAGTGATTGTCCCAGCAAACAGAATCAAGGAAATTTAGGCACATTCAAACCCAGCACAATGGATCAAGATTTTATTGCTTTTATTGACACATTACAAGTGTCTGAAGTCAGTGGAGTTTGTCCCACTGTGTACGGATATCATATTATCCGAAAAAATTAATCTCCGTAAATATCCAACACTTCTTTCACAGCAGGATGACGTTCAATGTCCCCTTTGTGAAAACTCACTATATCAATGCGTTGAGCTTTGTCTGTTTTATTTAATTTTTCTATAAAATCCAACAATCCATTATCGTGCTGTCTGTCTGCTTGATTTAAATCACCTGTCACAGCCATTTTAGATCCTTGACTCAAACGTGTGAGCAACATCTTCATTTGACTGTGTGTGGTATTTTGACACTCATCTGCCACTATGAATGCTCGTACAAAATTCCTGCCTCGCATGAATGCCAAAGGTGCTATTTCAATCACGCCTTCATACATCATACTTCTAAGATCTTCTGTGCGAAAGTATTCTTGAAACACATCAAATATAGGACGTGTCCATGGTGCCATTTTTTCTTCCAGTGTGCCAGGTAAAAAACCAATGTCTTCATCCACACTCACTGCTGGTCTGGTGATGATGATGCGATCCACCTGTCTTTGTTTGAACATTTTGATGGCCACCTGAACTGCCAGCAATGTTTTGCCTGTGCCAGCAGGTCCCACACCGAATACAATGTCTTTGCTGGGGTCTAACAGTTTGATTAGGTAGGATTCTTGATTCTTATTGCGGGGTATTATTTGGACATCTTTTTGTTTTTCTATTTGATATTGATTAATTTTGAGTACATTATTGTGCTTGGATTGCTTTTTGAAAGCATTTTTTGAACCCATCGACGCTCCTTGGTTAATGGTAATGTACAAGTATTTATGGAGATTAAGTGTCTATAAAACTACCATGTTATACCTATTGCTATGGCTAAATAATGTATATCAGGGATATAATATGCACGATACAGCAGATATTTTAAAAAATATAGAAAGCATCTACAGCAATGATAATGCTTTTGCTATTATTAAAGATTTTGAAAGAGTACTGGACGAATTGGATCTATATGTGTATGCCAATTGGCAGGATGGTGAATTGATTGAAGGACCAATCATGACCAAACATTATGTGTCCTGTAAATTTATGTGGCCTATGCTGCAAATGCCAGACCCCATGGGCGGCAAAAGATTATTGGATTATGACTGCCGAGTAACTTATAAAAAAGATCAATTGGTCACTGCTAGAAAAATTGTGGAACCTGATGATGTGAGACCAGGCACTAAAAAAGGCAAGTTGGACACTGTGCCTGTGTGGATTGTGGAAATCACCATGCCAATTAATCTTATGAAAAATATATTTGATGGCATGCAAAATCAAGTGGACTTTAATCAAGAGCCAACCAAGAACAATACTATCACTGATATTCAAGACACTGCTGCAGTTCAACCCATAGATCCAGAAATATAGTATGTCACTCAAAACAGGAGATCTTCAATACTGCGTGGATGATATTTTTGAAGTGGATTCATATCAATCCAAAATGGGCATGGATGACAAGATTGTGGTGTTGAGTTTCAGAGTCAAACCCACACAAGCAGCAGAAGATTTGGTAAATTTTATTGAAAAAGGTTACGACTTTGTGTTGGATGCAGACAAAACCAGTGGTGAACAATCTGATGGTTACTACAGAGTATTTGTGGAGATTGAAAGAAGCAAAAAGATTGGTGCGCAAATTATGGAAGTACTGGATGGTGTAAAAAAATTATCAGATTTGAAAGAATTTAAATTTAGATACTACAAAAATTTTAGAAGTCAACCAGCAGATCAGGCCACACTGGAAAACATTGTGCCCAAGGATGGCAATGAGTACAGCATACGCAAAAATGAAACTGCAATGGAAAATTACAAAAACTTTTTTGCCAACAGCTATGTGGATGAAGTGATAATGGAAGGCGATCACATTGTGTTCAGTAAAAAATATGCTGAGCCATTAAGATTTAGATTTGTGGATTTTGGTATCACAGTGGACAAACTGCAAGAGCTCAAAGAAGGTTATAATTTGAACAAATTTCCTGAAATACTCTATCTCAGCAAGTACATGGGAAATTACAACATAAGTATCTATGGCAACAAATACATATTTGAAAATGATAACAAATGTGTGATACTGGAAAAATAACATGAATCTATCAGAAAATTTTACCGTGACAGAATTTACCAAAAGTCAAACAGCAGCTCGTCTGGGTATAGACAACATGCCCACACCTGAGCATTTGGAAAATGCCAAAAGATTATTTGAAAATGTGGTACAGAGAGTGCGAGATCACTTTGGTGCCACCACTATTAACTCTGGATACAGAGGCGCAGCACTGAACAAAGCAGTGGGCGGTGCATCCACCAGTCAACATTGCAACGGTGAAGCAGCTGATATAGAAGTGCCTGGAGTGGCCAACTATGATGTGGCACTATGGATTGAACAAAATTGTGAATATGATCAACTGATACTGGAAGCAGCCAAAAAAGATGATCCAGCAGCAGGTTGGGTGCATGTGAGCTACAAAGAAGGCAAGAATAGAAAACAAAGTCTCACAGCAGTGTTTGTGAATGGCAAACCCATCTACAGCAACGGATTAGGAGTGTACGAATAATGTTTGGATTGTTTGGATCAGCCAAATTAATCATGATAGGCATCATGGTGATAGGATTGTCTGGAGGAGTTAGTTATGTGTACAAACTCAAAGCGGACAATGCCACACTCAAAGGCAATCAGGTCAAGATGGAACAGGCCTTGGAAACACAGACCAAGTTCATCGAAGATCAAAAGAGAGACTTTGAGGCTATTATGAAAGCCAATCAAGAAGTGAACAAATTGGTGGGCACACTGAAAAAAGATATCGATGATTTGGACAAAAGATTCAACAAAGGCACCAGAGACTTGGGCAAGACAGCAATGGAAAGACCCGAAGCCATGGAAAGAATTATCAACAAAGCATCAGACAAAGCACTGAGATGTGTGGAGATCGCAGGTGGTGCCAAACTGACAGAAGCAGAAAAAACAGCCACTAAAAAATCAGAGATCAATTCCGAGTGTCCAGCCATAGCCAACCCGGCTTACAAGCCATACAACGAATAATATGATTAAAATAATTTCCGTGATAGCTTTGAGTTTGTTGCTGACCAATTGCAGCATCCTTGGAGAAAAAGTGATCAAAGTATTGACACAAGAACAGTCTCGTGAAAATCTTAATCTCAAGACTCCCACACTGGAAGAGATGGAGAAGCTGAGATGGATAGTGATCACCAGCAACAATGCCACAGAAGTATTTGCCAAAATGAAAGCAGAAGGATTGGATCCTGTGCTGTTTGGTTTGAGTGATGAAGACTATGAGCTGTTGGCTAAAAATTTTGCACAAATTCGCAGCACTCTAAAACAGACCCAGGACATACTGGAACGCTACAAAGAATACTATGAAGGAAAAAATAAAACAAATAATTAATTCCACAGTTGTCGTTGCCAAAAATGCATGGCCTTGTGTGAAGAATTTCAGTACACAAGCATACAGCCAATGCAAAATTTTATTTTGTGCAATTTACAAATATTCTGTAATAATCTTCAAAAATACTTGGTCTGGCATGATGTGGATCTACAACATCATAGCAGACATGTTTCGAAAAGTGCCAGCAGAATTGACCTATTGGCATGATGGAGTACAGAATGTGGTGCAGGTGGATGATTTTGTGGAATTGGCTCCCAATATGATACAGTATGAAGACACAGACACCAAAAAAAGAGTCAAAGTAAAAGCCGAATATCCCATCAAATATATCTTGAAAGAAAAATAAACCTTTCAATCACTTGACTTTTTATCAAAATACACTATATTATAGCATATGGATCCATACAAAGTTTTAGGTGTTGATCGCAACATCAACGAAAACGATTTGAAAAAAGCCTACAAGAGCAAGGCCATGAAACATCATCCTGACAGAGGTGGTGATGAAAACAAATTTAAAGAACTAAACGAAGCCTACGACATACTGAAAGATCCACAAAAAAAAGCTGCCTATGACAGATACGGCACTGCAGATCCCAATCAAATGAATTCACAAAATTTTAATTTTAATGGTGATATCAATGATGTGTTCAACACATTCTTTGGTGGTGGTTTCAATAGAGCAAACAGTGCGAGACACAGACCTCGCAACGCCGACATAAACATAGAAGCCACATTGGATTTAGTAGATGTGCAAAATGGAAAATCCTTAATTGCCAGTTATAGATTACCCAACGGTCGACAGGAGAGTGTGAACATTGACATTCCGCCAGGAGTGGAACACAACAACATGATCAAATTTAATGGTTTGGGTTCTGATTCAGTGAGCAATGCTCCCAGAGGAGATTTGATTGTGAGAGTAAAAATTCTAAGACATAAAACATGGGAAAGAGATGGCCCTCATCTACTCACAAGAATAAAAGTCAATATATTGGATTTGATATTGGGCACAAAGGAAGAAATACACACACTGTCTGGCAAGAACCTTTCAATCAGCATACCCAAAGGCACTCAGAACGGCACAGTGTTCAATGTCACAGGAGAAGGATTGCCCAATGTGCATAATCCTAGACAGAAAGGCAACATCTATGTCACAGTGCAGGCAGATACGCCACGAGTGGATGACGCAGAATTATTACAAAAAATAAAAAATTTAAAAGATGAACTTAATTAAATATCCTGATCAGAGACTGCAACAGACTGTAAAAGATTTTGATTTCAATTCTTTGGATGCTAAAAAAATAGAGCATGAGATGATTCAAACCATGCAAACAGAAATGGGCATTGGTCTGTCTGCCAATCAGGTTGGATTGGATGCCAAAATATTTGTGATGCAACCACACAGTGTGCTTGGAAAAACCAAACCATTTGCAGTGATAAATCCTGTGATACAGGAAGCTTCCACAGATTTGGTTCTGATGGAAGAAGGCTGTTTGAGCTTTCCAAAATTATATCTTAAAATACTCAGACCAAACACCATAGTGGTTAAATATATTGACAGTGATCAAAAAGAATGTATAATAAAATTAGATAGAATAAATGCTAGAATTTTTTTACATGAATTTGATCATTTGTACGGTATCAACTTTATCGACAGAGTCAGCAAGTTAAAATTAGATATGGCCCTTAAGAAACAACAGAGATTGCTAAAATAATATGGTAGAACCCAGCGACGAACTACAACGCATATTTGACAAAGCAGTAGAAAATGCTGCCAAACTCAAACATGAATACATCACAGTGGAACATCTGTTGTTCTCCATGCTGTGCTATGATAAATTTGTGAAAACTTTGTCTGACTTTGGCTCAGATGCTGAATCAATCAAAAAAAATCTTGAAAAATATCTTAAGGACAATCTAAAAGAGATTGAACTGTTGGAAGTGCCTGTAAAATTCAAACCCAAAAAGACTGTGGCTGTGGAGCGAGTGCTCAACAGAGCATTCACACAGGTGTTGTTCAGTGGTCGTCAACAGATTGAACTGACTGATGTATTTTTAAGCATGATGAGTGAAAAGAAGAGCTGGAGTTATTATTACATTGCCAAAAGCAACATCAGCAAAGACAAATTTGCTGATTTTTTAAACAGTGAATTAGAAACTGACTATGAAGCAGAAGAAAACAGTTCTGCCACTCAAAGAGCATTGAATCTATACACCACAAATTTGAACGCAGAAGCAAAAAAAGAAAAAATAGATCCCGTGATAGGTCGACATGCTGAGTTGGACCAAATTGCATTGGCTTTGGGTCGTAGAATGAAAAACAATGTGATATTAGTGGGTGATCCAGGAGTGGGTAAAACTGCCATAGCAGAAGGATTGGCATTGAACATTGTGACCAATAAGGTTCCAGACTTTTTAAAAGAGTATCAGGTGTATAATTTAGACATTGGTGCTATGTTGGCTGGTAGCAAATACAGAGGAGACTTTGAAGAAAGATTCAAAATGGTGTTGCAAGCACTAAAGAAAAAAGGCAAAACCATTGTGTTCATAGACGAAGCACACAATATCAGCGGAGCAGGAGCAGGTGGTGGAGACAAAGGATCCAATGATTTAGCAAATTTATTAAAACCAGTGCTGACCAAAGGCACACTAAAAGTTGTGGCCAGTACCACTTGGGAAGAATACAGAAAATACTTTGAAAAAGATCGTGCTCTTATGAGAAGATTCCAAAGAATCACTGTGGATGAGCCCAGTCAATCAGTGGCCATAGACATATTGAAAGGTCTTAAAAAATATTATGAAAATTATCACAAAGCTGAAATCACAGATGCAGCCATTGAAACAGCAGTAAAATTAAGTTGCAAATATCAAACTGATAAGAAATTACCTGACAAGGCCATTGATTTAATAGATCTATCTGGCAGTAGATTCAATATCAGTCCCAAAGAAAATCGTAAGATTGATGTGGCTGAAGTAGAATTTGAATTAAGTAAACTGATCACCATGCCTGTGGAAAACATTCAACAGAGAGAGAACAGCAACTTGGTACATCTTGAAAAAAATTTAAAATCTGAAGTGTACGATCAGGATGAAGCTATTGACAATATTGTGGACAAAGTGTTCATTGCTCAAGCAGGATTGAAAGCAGAAAATAAACCCATAGGTTCATTTATATTCATGGGACCAACTGGATGTGGTAAAACAGAGACAGCCAAGCAACTCAGCAAACATTTGGGAGTAAAATTGATAAGATTTGACATGAGTGAATATCAAGAAAAACACAGTATCAGCAAACTGATTGGATCCCCTCCAGGTTATGTGGGCTATGAAGAAAATGCTGGATCATTGATTACAAAATTACAAGAATCACCCAACTGTGTGTTACTGTTGGATGAAATAGAAAAAGCACATCCTGATATTTCACAAATATTGCTTCAGATTATGGATGAAGGCACAGTGACTGGCAGCAACGGCAAAGTAGCTGACTGCAGGAACATTATGTTGATATTAACCACCAATCTTGGTGCTGAACAGGCAGAAAAAGGCAGTATAGGTTTTGCTCAGTACATGGATGAAGCATATTCTGACACAGCATTAAAAAAATTCTTCACGCCTGAATTTAGAAACAGATTGGATGCTGTGGTCACATTCAAAAAATTAGGCAAACCTACCATGATCAAAATTGTGGGCAAATTCTTGACCGAATTAAAAAAATTCTTAACTGAAAAAAATATTCAAGTAACAGTGTCTGATGAAGCCATTGATTATCTTGTGGACAAAGGATTTGATCCTAAAATGGGTGCTAGACCCATGCAGAGAACCATTGACAGAGAAATTAAAAAACCATTGTCAAGAGAACTGCTGTTTGGTGCTTTAAAAAAGGGTGGAAAACTTGTGATCAATGCCAAAGACAATAAAATAGTATTAGAAGTGTCGAATTCGTCGCAGACCATAGAAATCGCCACAAACATCTAACAGCATACAAGGACTAAATATACGTATGCCAGCATACAGCGAAACAATATTAACAGCACAAAACCATCCCAATGACAGCACATCCACCACTGTCACAGGACAGCAATACAAAGGCGACGGATACTATGGTCGCAGTGATGGATTTCACACAGTGCAGTTGACTGTGACTGATTTTGTGGGTACCATAGTGATACAAGCCTCATTGGCCACTGAACCCACTGCCACAGATTGGTTTGATGTCACAGGCACTGCACACACCAGCACCAACAATGCTCATGCAAATGCTGATGGTAGTTTTTTTTATAATTTTACCGGTAATTTTGTGTGGATCAGAGCCAAAGTGGTGTACACAGCAGGCGATATAGCATCAATCAAACTGAATCACTAATATGCAACATTTTTTCAGCATCATAGGCAAAGACATCAATCCAGAATCATTGTTGAACACAGCAATGAGCGAGAGCGCTATTGGATTGTTGGAAGACCAAACCACATATGAGATTTTTGAGGATGAAGATGACAATCAGGTATTGCGAGTGGAACTGCACAGATCATTGGATTCGACTGAAGCAGATGAATTGGCAGAAAGTTTAAACGAAAAACTGAAAGCCATGGGATTGAATGAATTTGACATTGAAATCAGCACTGACGAAACATTGGATGAAGAAACACTGGAAGGTGACGATTTTCATTCAGCCTATGATGTGATGTGGTTCAATGAAGATGAAAATTTAGATGAAGCAGAATACAGAGGACGCAAAGTGCCTTTGGGTAAACCCATGCAGGGAGACGTAAAAAAGTTTAAAGTGTATGTGCGAAAACCCAACGGCAATGTGGTCAAAGTGAACTTTGGTGATCCCAACATGAGAATTAGAAAATCCAATCCAGCAAGACGTAGAAGTTTTAGAGCAAGACACAACTGTGCTAACCCAGGTCCAAGAACAAAGGCCCGTTATTGGAGTTGTCGCAAATGGTAAAAATTACAGATTACAAAACTCATAAAAAAACTATCTCCAAGGAAGATCAAGAAGTATTCGATTGGATTGGACAGCAATTACAAGATGTTTATGATGGCAAGAATGTATATCTTTCAGATGAGTCAGTGGAGAAAGATAAACAAGCATGGTTAAAAACACAAATCACAACAGAGGAGATCAAATAACATGTGGGAAATGATTGAAAGAATGGTAGGAGATCGTCTGTGGATATACACAGGCATAATGGGTTCAATATTTGGTGCATTGTTTCTGACCTATATCAAAGACACTCGCATTGGCTTATGGGTGTACAGCAAGTGGGACGGAGCCATTGATTTCTTGCGTGATAGATATGGTTGGACTTGGTTAAATCAAGATCCAGATGCTTGGAAAAAATCAAATCCTGGTGCGGCCAAAAAGATAGACGAATTAGAAGCAAGAATTAAAAGATTGGAAAAATAATCATGGTCAAGATGAAAGATTTCACAGCAATTACCAGAGACAACATGGGATATGATGTGGTAGAGGACATATATCAATTCATGTTGAATGACAGTGTTTTTTTTAGGAAACATTTCTTTCCAGTGGCCAAACAAGTCACAGACAATCATATGATTGAAAAAGATGTCAACATGTGGAGCAATTGTGTGGAAAATGCCATCCAAGAATATTTTAAAAAATTTAAAATCAAAGCCAAACCAGAAAAAATAATCAATGCAGATGATCGCGTGAATCTTGTGGGCAAGATTACCAAAGGGTTGGCACAACATCCGGTCAAGAATGCACAATGAGACTCATAGAAATAAGTCAGCCAGCGCCTAAAATTGCCGCATTTGCTTACGGCAGAATGAATCCACCCACCACAGGTCATAAAAAATTAGTGGATACCATTGCGTCTCAGCCAGGAGATCATTTTTTATTTTTAACACACACTCAAGATGCCAAAACAAATCCTTTGAGTTTTGAAGACAAAGTGCTGTATGCTCAAAAAATGTTCCCCACAGTCACAGTGGGAGATGCAGGAGTTAAAACCATCATTGATGCCATGAAGAAATTACAAGGCATGGGCTACCGAGATATCATATATGTGGCAGGTTCAGACAGAGTACAACAATTTGATCAATTGCTGAGCAAATACAATGGCAAAGATTATCAGTTTGACAGTATTAGAACTGTGAATGCTGGCATGAGAGATCCAGATGCCGAAGGTGCTGCAGGTGTGAGTGCCAGCAAAGCCCGTGAATATGCTGTGCAAGGTGCTAGACGCAGCTTTTTAAGCACCATTCCCGCAGATGAAAAAATTGGCAACGAGATATATCAAAAAATACGTCAAAACCTAAAGCAAACAGCATAAATATTGTATGAACGAGATTGATAAATTAAAAAAACTGGCAGGCATAGACACTCTTTCACACACAATGCCATCAGTGGAAAATATCAGTCACACAGCACAGGCATTAAAAGACAAAGAAAAAAAATTAGGCTTGAAACCAGGTGATCCAGATTGGTTCAAACTGTGGTTCAGTCTGCCACACATGACTGGTTCAGTAGACAGTAAATTTAGAGGAAGAAAGAAATGAAGCTAAGACACATCATCAACGAAATGGGTTCTAGAATGCCATCATCTATGGTAAAAACTAAATCTAAACTGGACATGATGAATCCAGATGAGATTAGAGCGTTCTTTAAAAATAGAGAAGATTTTGCAGCACAACACAGAGGCGGAAAGATAGCACCAGGATTTTCAGCCAAAGAATTAGCACAGAGACAGGAGTTCAGCTATGGCAGAGAATTTGCCAAAGGTCGTCCTTACTCTAAACATTTTGAAAGCACAGAATTAGACGAAGGTTTAAAAGATTGGTTACAAAAAATGGCTGTGGCTGGAATTATTGTGGGCAGTGTGGCAGGCATAGGTTCCATCAATAATGCCATCAATAATAATGTGCCAGTGATACAAGCCATGAACAAAGCATTAGATGTTGCTAATCAAAAAGGCGACAAACAATTGATACAGAACATAAAACAAGATATTGATGTGGCTAAAATAAGTTTGGATTCAGGCAAAGATTTGAATACTGTAAAGCAATTACAAGATAGATATGCAAAATTTATGCCAGCTGATTATAAACCTTCTACTCCTAAGACAGTGGGCGAAGAAGTGTCTAAAACAGACACACTGACCATAGACATACCTATGTTTATTAGATTGATGGAATATGCCAGAGAAGATGCCAAGACTGATATGGATCTACACAATGTTACCACAAATTTATTAAAGATCAAAGACAAAACTATCAGCATGGCTGATTATGATCAAGTGGTTCAGTCCACAGATGTTGACACTGCTGACGAAAGTTTCAAAGATAAAATTGCTAAAAAAATTGTTCAACCCATAAAAGATTACAACAAAGACAAAGATAAAGAGCAAGAACCAAAAAAATCTTAATCATATGATCAAAGAAAAACCATACTGTGTCAACTGCGGTGGGTCAACTCATTGTGGTAAAACTTTCAAAAGAAAAGAGAGCGAAACTGTCAATAACAAAGTCACACGTGAATGGACCATAGAAGTATGCCGCAATTGTTGTTGTTCAAAATGTGACAAAGAGTAATGAAAATAGCCGAAATCACACATACCAAAATAACACTTGATTTGCACAACGAAAAGTTGTATAATAATACTTGCATGACAGAACAAAATCAAGTGAGACCCACTGTGTATTTGGACATGGATGGTGTGATTGCTGACTTTTTTGGTGGAGTGGAGAAATTGTACGGTGTGGATCACTGGAAACAATTGACTTCTGACAAAACCAAAGATCTCAAACAAGAAGTGATAGACAGAATAGCCGGCACAGATTTCTTTGCTAATCTGCCTAAATTTCCCACAACTGACACACTGATTGAAATGATTAAAAAATTCACTGGTGGAAAATACAGCATACTAACATCTCCATTGAGAGGTGACACTGAAAACAGTGGATATTACAAAAAGATTTGGATAGGTAAAAACATAGTCAAGCCTGATGAGATTATTGTTACAGGCAGCAAAGAAGGTTGGGCCACAAAGAATGGTGTGAGCAACATATTGATTGACGATAGACCTATCAATATTGAAAAGTGGCGTGCCAAAGGTGGATATGGCATACTGTATCAAGCCAACAAAGATCCATTGAGCAAAGTCACACAAGCATTTGAAAATTATCATAAAAAACAATTGGAACCTGTGGAAGATGCAGCAGGCGTGGGCATCATTACCAAACAAAATACCACTCGAGATGTCAAACCAGGTGAGATCCGCAGACAAGCAAAAAAATTAAAACTGGTTTAATACCATGAAGATTCGTGAAGTAACAGAAAATTTTGCAGATGGCAAAGGTCCAGGCAAACCAGGTGACAGCAAGCGAGCAGGCATACCCAAAGGTGCTACCATCACACAATTAAAAAAGATACGCAGTTCTAAAACAGCATCCGCACGCAAGAAACAACTGGCACACTGGCAAATAAACATGCGCCAAGGTCGCAAACGCACTAAATAATAGTGCTATGAAAATCAACGAAATTTTTAATTGTTCACTGTGTGGTAATCCCAGTTATCTAACACTGTCTGAATCTGAAAAACAAAAAGGTGTGGACGGCAAAGTGTGTTGGAAAGGCTACAAACGCATGGGCACCAAAATGAAAGGTGGCAAACGTGTAGATAATTGTGTGCCATCAGGCAAATAGATGAAAATCAAAGAAATTACCGAATCCCGAGCAGATTATCATTACGGCATTGATCCAGCACAGTTGAGCTACACATTCAAAGTGGGCGATATATACGGTCCAAAAAATCTCAAAGTACCACACGCAAGACTGTACAAAGGTGGCAAAGCAGTGAAAAAGCTGGGCATCACTGTGCCCAAAGTTCACAAATAATCCCAAACACCACATAAATACAGCATAGGCGAAACACAATGAAAATAAGAGACATCATAAGAGAAGTGGCATCTGTAGGATCCACATCTGCGGGCAATATTGCCAGCATAGCCAATCCACACGTGACCAATCCTTATGCTCACAAAAGTGCCAAAGCCAAACCCAAAAAACAAAAACCCACTGATAATGCACTGGACATGAAAAACGTCAGCATATTCGGCGGCCCATTAAAAAGATAAATACTCATATGAAATACAAACAGATCAAAGAAGGTTTAGGAGATGCAGCTCACAAAGCTGAGTTGGATCACGAAGTTCAAATGGCTCGTGCTGACCTATACAAGTTGGCCAAATACAGCATCAAACTGCATGAGTTGTTAAAGAACGTTTCGGAAGCAGAAGGTCTGGAAGGTTGGGTTCAAGCCAAGATCACTAAAGCTGCTGATTACATCAGTTCTGTGTATCATTACATGGATTATGATGAAAAATTTGATCAAGCTGAAATTGACAGCATACCTGTGCAAGACATTGCGAAACAATCCGATGGCAAAATAGAAACCTACGAAGAGATTCTTTTTAAAATCTTAAATAAAAAAGTCACAGAGAAGAAAAATAACAAAAAATAAAAAATTGGAGTGCTGGAATGAAAATTAATGAAATAGTTTCAGAAGCACCTTTTGTCAAAGCATTAAAAAGTTTCCCTGCTCAAGCAACCAAAGCCATAAAAAATTTCCCCAATCAAATAAAGCAAGGCGCCAAAGACGTTAAACAAACAGTAAAAAACTTTCCAGGAAGTGTTCAAAATTATTTGTCAAAAGACGACAATATGTCTAAAATAGCCACTGATATTTCCACCATAGGTGGTGGCCCAGGTCTTAAAGACTATGGAGCTGGTGACAAATCATCAGATGCACAATTTCAGGATCTGTTAAATGTGCTACAGGATAAATCCTTGAGCAAAAAAATTGACAAGCAAAAAATTACCACAGCAATGACAAACATGTATCAATCAGATAGACAACTTCCCACTGATAGACAGTATTTTATAAATGCAATCAAGCATTTATCCGCAACACACCCAGAGATCACGCCAGACAAAATATACAGCGAGTATAAACCAATATTCAAAAGATATCAAATCAATCCTAACGAAATAAAATAATTGATTGATAACTATTGTGTATGAATTTCGTAGTGAACACGCCATACATTCAAGCCTACATCAAAAAAGAATATCTGTATGACTTTCAAAAAGGTCATGGAGAATTTGTGCCTTGCAATTGGGTCACATTAAAGTCTATTCCTCGCAGAGCATTCTACATAGAAGCATATCTACCAGAATATGGTGCACTGTATGACAAATTGCCTTTGAGTGCATTTGTTTGGCGCACAGATATCAAACCAGAAGAACAGTTGCCTTTGGATTACTTGCAACTGTGGGATGGCTTCAGCTATCATATCACCATCATTGAGAAACAATATCTACAGTACAGCCGAGTGGATGTGATTCTCAAAGATGGCAAAAAGATGTCAGGGGTATATCTGTTCACAGTGGACAGTGCTCATTCAGATCCCAACACTCCCAATGTGACTGAATCAGAAGTGCCATCTGAACACAAAGGACACAACATAGGCCAATTGGACAATGGTCAATTTTTTGCTCAGCCCAACAATAGAATGATCTGGCATGAATCCAGTGCCAATCCAGGCAAGTTAAAAACACCCGATTTCAAAGTGAGTACCAAATATTGGCACTGTGAACAGAATGCCAAATGGGTGTTTGGTGATTCTGATGAATATTTTTACAAAGAATCCAAAAAAGAAGACAAATAAACCTTGACAATTGCGTGATAATCGATTACAATACAACAATCTAAATCAAAGGAGAAATAAAATGGCAAGAACATATGGCCCAGAAGAACAAGCCAAACTGAAAAAAATAGTGGATGAAGGTGTTAATGTGCTTTCAGAAATTGAAGATTTAAGCACAGGTTTGAAAGACACTATCAAAGCAGTGGCAGAAGAATTAGAAATTAAACCAGCCATCATCAACAGAGCAATCAAAATTGCTCAAAAAGGTGATTGGAACAAAGTTGCTGAAGAGTTTGACAATTTAGAAAACTTGGTGATAGCAGTAGGCAAAGACAAGTAATCTATTAAGATGATTAGATGGGTCGCAGCAGGGTTTGGTATCACAGCAGCCACCATTCATGCCACGGCCATCATCTCCCTACAATGGTTGGGTTGGCTGATCTGCCTAGCATCCATATCCTTATGGTATTATATTGCCATACTGGACAAAGACAGAGCTAGACAAACTCAACAGATATATTTTCTTATCATTGCTGTGATAGCAGTGTACAATTGGTCAAAACACATTTGGTAATCCTATGAAGTACATCATTGACATTGACAACACAATTTGCTATAATAAAGACAGCGATTATGTCAACAGTACACCTGACATCACACGCATAGCCCGAGTTAATCAGTTGTATGATGATGGACACGAGATTCATTATTACACAGCAAGAGGTGGCAACTCCGGCAAAGACTGGAGTGAGTTAACTCGTCAACAGTTGACTGAATGGGGGTGCAAATTCCATTCAGTAAATTTGGGCAAACCAGTGTATGATGTTTGGGTGGATGACAGAGCAGTAAACGCAAAGGATTTTTTTAAATGAGAATAGATTATAACATACATTTGGATTACGCAGACGTACTATTAAAACCCAAAAGATCCACACTGAGTTCAAGACGTGATGTGGACATGACTAGAGATTTCACATTTCGTAACAGCAAACAGCAGATCTCATTTGTGCCTGTGGTTGCCAGCAACATGGATGGTGTGGGCACATTCAGTATGGCCAGAGTATTACAAGAATATAAACTTTTAACTGTGTTAAGAAAACATTACACCATTGCGGATTGGGACAGAGCAATAGGCACAGGATTAAAATTACAATATGTGAGTGCGTGTACAGGCACAGGAGCCATGTGGGACAACAATTCATCAGACTATCAAACTTTAAAAAAAGTTATGGAGAAATATCCAGATGTGAGCATGATTACCATAGATGTGGCCAATGCTTATCATGAACAGTTTGTGGACTTTGTTAAGAGAATAAGATCTGAATTTCCCGACAAGACCATCATAGCAGGCAATGTGGTATCACCAGAGATGGTGGAAGAATTAATCATCAATGGAGCAGACGTGGTCAAAGTGGGCATAGGTCCAGGATCAGTGTGTACCACTCGTACACAAACAGGAGTGGGAGTGCCACAGTTTTCTGCCATCATAGAATGTGCTGATGCTGCCAACGGAGTGGGTGGACACATCATTGCTGATGGTGGTTGCACACAGCCAGGAGACATAGCCAAAGCATTGGCTGCAGGTGCTCACATGGTGATGTTGGGTGGCATGCTGGCAGCACATGATGAATCAGAATTAGAATTGAAAGATGGCAAAAGAGTATTCTACGGCATGAGTTCCGAATCAGCATTTGAAAAACACGGCGCAAGAAAAGATGGCTACAGAGGCACTGAAGGCAAAACAGTAAAATTAGACAACAAAGGTCCTGTGAAAGACACTGTGGAACAGATATTGGGTGGAGTCAGAAGCACTTGCACTTATATAGGAGCAAGAAGAATCAAAGACATGCCCAAGTGTGCTCACTTCGTGAGAGTGAACAATGTGATCAACAGAGTTTTTGACAGATATGAAACAAATAAAAATTGATCTAATTCTCAAATGGATAGCCACAGCCATATTGATTGTGGGCACATTTGTTAATGCTGGATTTCCAGAACTATATCCCGTGGGACCAATACTGTTGGCCTTGGGTGGAGTATTTTGGTTGGTAGTTTCATTGATTTGGCGAGAACCTGCACTGATTGTGACCAACATTGTGTTGACATGTGTGGGCTTTGGTGGTATAATACTATATTACATTAGATAAGGCATAATCGGCCATAAGCGATTATTTGGTATGTGTCAGCCTTAAATGACACGGATTGGAACATATGAGTTACATAGACGCATTCTTCGATAGAAATCAAGATTTTATTCGTGTGGTAGAACGCAAAGAAGGCAAAAGAATCTACAAAGAATATCCCATTAGATACACATTCTTTTATGAAGATGCCAATGGCAAATTCAAAAGCATATATGGCAATTCTCTCAGCAGAATTGTCAGCAAGAGCACCAAAGACTTTCATAAAGAATTAGCCATCAATAGAAACAAAAAATTATTTGAATCCGACATCAATCCCATATTTCAATGTCTCAGTGCCAACTACCTCAATCACGATGCTCCCAAACTGAATGTGGCATTTTTTGATATAGAAGCAGACTTTGATCCTGAAAAAGGATTCGCTGATCCCTCAGATCCGTTCATGCCAGTCACAGCTATCACTGTGTATCTGCAATGGATAGACAGCATGGTGACTTTTGCACTGATTCCTAAAACCTTAACACTTCAACAAGCCAAGGATCAGACCAAAGACACAAAGAATTTATATCTGTATGAGCGTGAAGCAGACATGTTGCAGGCATTTTTAGACATAATAGAAGATGTGGATGTGTTGAGCGGTTGGAACTCAGAAGGTTATGACATGCCTTATCTAGTGAATAGAGTCAGCAAAGTATTGAGTAAAGATGACACTAGACGTTTTTGTTTATGGTCACAGATGCCTAAAAAAAGAACATTTGAAAAGTATGGCAGAGAACAAGAAACTTATGATTTAATAGGCAGAGTACACATAGACAGTTTGGAACTGTATAGAAAATATACCTATGAAGAACGCCACACATACAGACTGGATGCCATAGGAGAAATTGAATTGGGAGAAACAAAAACTGTGTATGAAGGCACGTTGGATCAACTGTACAACAATGACTTTAAAACTTTTATAGAATACAACAGACAAGACGTGCAACTGTTGAACAACTTGGATAAAAAACTTAAATTTTTAGATCTCAGCAATGAACTAGCTCATGCCAACACAGTGCTGATGCAGACCACTATGGGTGCTGTGGCAGTGACCGAACAAGCCATCATCAATGAAGCACACAAAAGAGGATTGCAGGTTCCCAATAGACCACACAGATCCGATGAAGAAAACACCACAGCAGCAGGTGCCTATGTGGCATTTCCCAAAAAAGGACTGCATGATTGGATAGGATCCATGGACTTGAATTCACTGTATCCAAGTGTGATCAGAGCTCTAAACATGGCTCCTGAATGTGTGGTGGGGCAATTGCGTAACACCTACACAGAATCATTTCTACAGGATCAAATAAATCTACAAGGCAAATCATTTGCGGCAGCATGGGAGAATAAGTTTGGCAGTTTGGAGTATGAATATGTGATGACTCAAAGACGAGACATGCCTATCACAATAGATTGGGAGAATGGTACCACAGAAGAAAAAAGTGGCGCAGAGATTTACAAGATGATATTTGACAGCCACAAGCCCATCATGATCAGTGCCAATGGCACCATGTTTACCACAGAGTTTGAAGGTGTGATTCCTGGATTATTAAAAACATGGTATCAAGAAAGAACTGAGATGCAGGCCATGAAAAAGAAAGCACAAAGTGCCAGCAATCAAGCAGAGATAGAATTTTGGGACAAAAGACAATTGGTTAAAAAAATTAATTTGAACTCACTGTATGGTGCCATACTTAATCCAGGCTGTAGATTCTTTGACAAACGCATAGGACAATCAACCACACTCACAGGTAGAACCATCAGCAAACACATGGCAGCAAAAATAAATGAAGTGATCACAGGCACATACGATCATTTGGGAGATGCTGTGATATATGGTGATACAGACTCTGCTTATTTCAGTGCTTATAAAGTTTTAAAGAAAGACATTGATGCTGGATTGATTCCATGGACCAAAGAGAGTGTGATCAAACTGTATGATCAAGTGGCTGAAGAAGTCAACAACAGTTTTAAAGCATTCATGGGTGAAGCATTTCATTGTCCCAAAACAAGAGCAGAAGTGATTCAAGCAGGACGTGAATCCATCAGTGAAACAGGATTGTTTATCACTAAAAAAAGATATGCTGTGTTGATATATGAATTGGAAGGCGATCGTATGGATGTGAATGGTAAACCAGGCAAGGTAAAAGCCATGGGATTGGATCTTAAACGTTCAGACACTCCGGTGTTTGTGCAGGATTTTTTAAGTGAAATATTACTGATGGTGCTGACCAAATCAGACGAAAAAGCAGTATTGGAAAGAATCAGCACATTTAGAAATGAATTTAAATTGCGTCCAGGTTGGGAAAAAGGTTCTCCCAAACGTGCCAACAATGTGGCAGATTATCAAAGAAAAGAAAAAGCACAAGGCAAAGCCAACATGCCAGGACACGTGCGAGCTTCAATCAATTGGAACACATTAAAACGTATGAACAATGATCGTTACAGTTTGGAAATTGTGGATGGCATGAAAGTGATTGTGTGTAAACTCAGAAACAATCCTTTGGAGTACACCAGTGTGGCCTATCCCACAGATCAATTGAGAATACCTCAATGGTTTAAAGAATTACCTTTTGATCACTCAGCCATGGAAACCACAGTGATCGATAGTAAATTGGGCAACCTGTTGGGAGTGCTGGATTGGGATATTCAAAGCACAGAAACAGGCAACACATTCAACACATTATTTGACTTTGGAGATTAAATGGCAAGATACGGCATGGTAGATTTGGAAACATTAGGCACAAGACCAGATGCTGCCATATTGACTGTGGGTGCTATCAAGTTTGATCCACATTCAGACTCAGAACCCTACGAAGGTAGATATTGGAGATTAAATGTAGATGAACAAACAGCATTGGGTAGAACAGTGGACGAAGGTACCATTGAATGGTGGGGCCGACAGGCACCTGAGATACGTGATGAGGCATTGGGAGACACAGATCGTGTGATCATAGCAGACTTTGCCAAAGAATTCAACAAATGGTGTGTGGGATTGGATCAGCTGTGGTGTCAAGGTCCATTGTTTGATTATGCCATCATACAAAATTTATATGACCAAGCTCGCACTCCTGTGCCTTTCAACTATTGGCAAATCAGAGACAGTCGCACACTGTTTGATTTGATGCCACAGGATCCTAGAAAGAGCATACAGAGCAGTCTACACAACGCATTGGCTGA